AAAGCCAAAGATAACACAGTCACTAGACTGTCCTTTATTTTTTTTAAGATCATAGAGATACTCCCTTCTTATTTTACAATAAATCGGTGGTATGTTAGCATTTAAATAAGCCATAGTACATTATTTTATTTCACCCCAATTAGGACCAAATTCGTAATCTACTTTATTTGGTACTTCTAAGTCAACTGCATTTTCCATTATGTCTTTTATTTTTTTTGCTTGTTCTTTTGATTCAATTGAAAAATCCAATTCGTCGTGAATTTGTATGTGTGCAAGTAATCCTTCTTTATATAAATCTACCATTGCTTTTTTAGTCATGTCAGCAGCAGAGCCTTGAATTAATTTATTTAAAGCTTTGTATGTAAATGCTCTACGTGTAGAATTCTGATACCAATAATTTTTCTTGGGTTTTCCATCTTTATCTTTTATAATATTTCCCTCAAAATCTTTTAGGTGTGGTCCCATTTCCTGTAATTCTAACATACGTTCATGTTCTTCAGCTGGTACATATGTTCCCCAATCTGCACCACGTAATACAGGTTCATATTTAGGAAATCTACAACGTCTACCAAGTAAAGTTTTTATCTGTCCTCTTGCTTCTCCAGCTTTCATAACTTTATTCATTAACTGTTTTACAAAAGGCGCTTGACCATGATATTTTAAAAATAATTCTTCTGATTTTTCTTTTGATACACCTAATTCACCTTGTAATTTTGCTTTACCCATACCATAAAATAAACCAAGATTAATTGTTTTAGCTTGTGATCTAGGTATATTAGCCATCTCTGCAACTATTTTGTGAAAGTCTGTTGAAGGGTCATTCTCGTATGAATCTGCGATTGCATTTACAGAAGGCAAAGAAAATTTTAATGCGTAATGTGCAACAAGCCTTGGTTCCTGTTGCGAGTAGTCAAACGTACCCCACTTGCAACCTTCTTCTGGTATAAATAATGATCTTATTAAAGGCCCTGTTTCCGGATCCCTGGCAGGTATCTGCTGTAAGTTTGGATTTGAATAACTAAATCTACCTGTAACTGTACCACCATCATCAGATCTAATTTGATTTATGTCTGCATGAATCCTACCGCAATGTTCGTGTTTTAATATTGTATCAATAAAAGTAGTTCTAACCTTGTTTATTTTTCTAGCTTCTGCTATCATATTAACTACAGAATTATCATGATTAGAAATAAAATTTTTAGTAAATGAAGGAGAATTTGTTTTTTCAGTTCTGGTATAAGGTAGTTTTAATTTTTCAAAAACTTTTGCAATACTTGATGCAGCCCATATTTGAGTATCTACTCCTGTTTCTTTTTTTACTTGGTGTAGCAATAATTCTTCTCTGGTGGATAATTCTTTTTTTAATTGATTGGCTTTTTCGACATCTACCCTCACCCCTAAGTGACGCATATCAACCAAACAAGGAAAGAGATCAGTCTCAAGATTAAATATATTTTCAAGATTATCTTCTATAATAATTTTTTTTAATTTATTCCATAATTTTAAAGTTATCTCTGCATCTTTTTCAGCGTAAGCACCAACTTCCATTGCAGGCATTCTCCACATTTCAGCTTTTGCATCTAGTCCTCTTTCTTTTGCTGCTTGAACTAATCTTGCTTCGCTTTTACCTTCACCTAAATGATGCCAAGACAAAGTATTTAAAGTATAAGAAAATCTGTTTTCATTTATAAGACTAGCTGCAATCATAGTATCTATGATTAAACCATTGATTTTTATACCTAAATTACGTATCCAACATACATCGTACATTGCGTTATGAAATATTTTTGTAGCTGGCGATTCACAAATATCTTTAAACCATTCTAAAGTTTTTTTACGATCTAAGTTTGGGCCTTCTTCATGTGCTATTGGAAAATAATTTTTGTATCCATTGACAGCAACAGCTATACCTATAACTTCACCATCACCTGATATTGCACCAGAACCCGTTTCTTTTAAATTAGGGTCACGTGTTTCTAAGTCAATTGCAATCTCATCTGCTTTTCTTAGATCAGGAAATTCTTTTGGTATAATCCATTCTGTTTGTACTACAATCATTTCTTTTTTAAATCTTTCATTGTTTTTATTTCTAATTCACAATAATGAATTATCTTTTCTAAATCTTGTATGCCATTTTTATTTTTATAACGACACACATACTTTATAACGTTTCCCTGAAAAAAGGAAAGTTCATTCTTTGAAATAAATTCGTAAGGTTGAATGTGAAAGTCTTTGTAGTGACTTCCTCCTATTTGTTTATCTTGTGGAAATGAATCTTTAAATATATCTTTGTGTGTCATAGAGGGTAGGCCTTTCTTGTTTTATTTTTTAATTTAAACATGTACAAATTATTTTTTGCACGTGTGTACGCAACATACCAAACTCTATGTTCTTCATCGGCTTTGTCTTGACTTTGATTCATAGCTTTAATTATTTTATCGCCGAGATCTAAACATAGAATTACATTATCTTGTTCACCACCTTTTATAGCGTGAATTGTAGAAATCCAAATTCTTGCGGGTTCATCTAAGTCTTCTTTATTCTCAAACAAACGAACAAAATATTCTTTATCATCGCTATGTGCTAATAAAAATTCTTCAAACCAACCTTTATTTTTATTCCATTTAATATTTTTAATATAATCTTTTATGTCTTTTACTTCTTCTTCTAATAATTTTTCACCTTCACGCCATCTTTCATAATTTTTTATAGCTTTGTGTAAGGTTACTGAAATACTTTTGCCTTTATTACTTTGAAAGTATAAACCTTTTTCTATTAAAATTTCTTCTATTTTTTTTAATTTAGATACAGTCCTTGCTAATATTAACCACTTTCCTTTAGTTAGATCTATTTCATCTAAATTATATATTTCTTCAGAAACACCTTGATAATTTCTAGGGTAATAAATTTTTTGTTTTTTTATTCCTACTATATTTCCTATCGCAATTTTAGACTGGTCTTGGATAGCTTTAGATATTCTTTTAGAGTATATTAAAACTTTTTCTTTTGCAGGTTCTTTTATAAATCTACTTACGTCTGCTCCAGCCCAAGCAAAAATAGCTTGGTCATCATCACCTGCTAAATAAATATCTTTAGTTTTTGTTTTTAAAATATCGTATAGCTTCCATTGTAATGGTGATAAATCTTGAGCTTCATCTATAAATATTACATCAAACTCTGGTATTTTTTCAGGGCTATCTGTTAAATTCTTAATCATATCATTAAATTCAAAAACTTTTTTCTTTGTTTTATAATTTTTTAAATTTTTATTTATGTGATCTAGAGTTACCCAATCGACATCTTTAGGGTCATACTCTTCTAAATTATACTCTTGTTTCAATTCAACGTTTCTATTAAAAGCTCTTTGTATTATTTGAAAGTATGTGTTTTCAAAACCTAAATAAAATGATTCATCTTTATTGTAACGATCATAAAATTTTACTTGTAGGTTTAATTTTTTACCTAATTCTTCATAGTGATATGGTTGCATCACATCTTCTTGTATCATATCTAAACATTCAAAAGCTAATGCATGAAGTGTTTTAAAATATCTTAATTTTTTATTTTCAAAAGGCATTCTTTCTTTTGCTTCATCTGCAGCTTTTTTAGTAAATGCAAAGTATCCTATACGATTTAAAGGTACTCCTGTTCTTGCATAAGCTTTTGCTCTGGATATTAAACGATGTGTCTTACCTGTTCCCGGAGGACCATAGTATTTATAAATCATACTATCTGTTCTTCGCTTTCAATCTCTACTGTTTCATTAACTTCTTCTTTTTCTTCAAAAAGAAACAAAGGTATTCTAGCTACTCTAAGTGCTTTAAATGGTTTTCCATCATCATCCTTACCTGGATACCTTTTTTGTTTACCAAACATAACTCTTTTATCTTCATCTTTATCTTCATGATTAAACAATTCTCTTTCAATCATGTAAGATGTTTTTTGTGCGTCATGTTTCCACTCTTCGTTTTTTAATTTGTCTAAAAATTTATCAAAAATAAACCATGCAAAATTTTCTTCTACTAAAGGTCTACCACTTGAAAAAGACATGAAGCTTGTTGCCTGAGCCCCGTATATATGTTTCTCTAATAATTTTTTTAGTATTTCTTTAGGACTTGTACCTTCTGCAGGTTCTATAATTTCTATTTTTTCTTTACTACTTATTAACTTTAATATTTCATCAAATTGATCTTGTTTAATTGATGGTGCTACAATTAAAGCTTGTTCAAATAATACGGTTTTAAATTCATGTACTTGAGTTAGTTTATATGTATTTTTACAATGTAATTGTATTGTTTCACTTTCTTCAGCATTTTCTACAGTAACTCTCCATTCTGGATTAGGTTTGATATTTATTTTTTGTAGATTACTTAATGTTGGATAGTTTGCTTTTTCCCCTGATAATACACCAAATTTTCTTTTTACACATAATGCTTTCATACAATTTGGTTCAAGTAATGGATCAGTGCAAGTAAAACCTTTCTTTTGTTTTTCCCAATTCTTTATTTTTTGTTTTATATGATCGTCTGTCCAATGCTCATCAAAAGAAAAATACTTTCTACCTGCTTGTAATACCATTTTTTGCCAACTGTCTGTATATTTTTTCTTAGCAAAAACCATGTAGTTATATAAAAATCTATCTCTACCATCTGTAAACGTCATAATTTCTTTAGTTAATTTTTGTAAACATGGTGGTCCATCTTCAAACTCTTCACCACCACCTTTTAATTCTAAATAAATTAAATCTTCTTTTATTTTTTTAAAATTTTTTGGATCAACTAAGTTTAAACCAACTGTTTGTACAAATTTTTGAAATGGCATTTGACTACCATCTATATCTAATGCTTTTCTATCGCTACCATTGTAGGGTAGATTAATAAAATTACCATTGGATACTGTACCATCACTTGATATAAGTTGTGTTTGTTTTGGAAATACTTCTGTTGCATGTGGTAATTTAAATGCAACTAATAATTCTTCTAAAAAACTTCTTATCTCTTTTGCTTTGACCCATCGAGTAGTGAATACATATAAATGTAATCCACCACTCTTTGATAATACAGGTATTATTGGTAGGTCTTTATCTTGGATGACATCAAGATAAAATTTTTTATCAATAGGATATTTATCTACATCTATAGCACCAAACCTTGCCATGCCTTCATCAGTGCAAGGTTGTATACCTATTGATTTAATTCCTTTTATGTGATCTTCGTAGTCTTGATCTGTAACAGGAGTCTTAGTCCATTCATGTTTCCATTTTTTCTTGCCTGTTACTTCGTCAATATATCCATCATCAACTTTACAGACACCATAACTTCTTTGTAAACCTGTAAAATATTCTATATATTCTTTCATTTGTCATCATCCTTATTAATTTTTAAAGGCGCTTCCAGTCTCCCTTCGGCGCCTTTTCTCGCAAGTGTTCCCTTAGGGAATTATATAATCTCTTCAGATTTTGTTTCTTGAACTTTCTCATACTTAGGTTTGTTTGAACCAATAGATACTTGTTTTTGAAACTCTTGACCCATCTTATACAAAGATGCATCTTTTTGATCAGCTATATCTAACATTCTTACAAACGATGGTTTGTATACATGCCAGTTTTTATCTCCCGCACTTTTTTCTGCAGTGCTTAATTTAAAAACAGCAGAATATGCAGCAGGTTGAAAAGAACCTTCGCTATCTGTCATAGTTAAATTAGAGATTAGATCATTTAATTTTCTTGCCGGTGTAAGATTAGATGATCTCATAGTAATCACTGCTTTTCTTGGCGCACCATCTACCATTACAATTACAAAAAAATACATAGTTTTTTCAATATAATTACCATTTTGTAATCTATATTTTATACCACGCATTTCTTCTTTTGCATTAGCCGGTGGAGTTAAATGTGTTCCAACCGGTGCTGACGGACTGTCTCCCATTTCTTGCCACTCTGGCCATCTAGTTTGCGTATGTGCTATGATAACTTCGACACCTTTTTCACCATCCATAGGTTGACCAAAACTATTGGAATACAACATTCCAGGTTCAGCACCTTCTACATGTTTAGGGCTTCTTGTATTACACTCCGGTGATAGTTGGTGTAAGATTTTCAGAATTGGTGTTGATACGTCATCTGATTTTATTTCCTCTGCACCTTTGCCAGAATCAGCTCTAAAGTTCAGAGAAGTTAGTGCACCTGCACTATTCTTTTTTACGACTTGTTTGTCCATACTATTTACTCCTTTATTAGTTTAGTATTTATTAGTTTATTTTTTATTAGTCATACTAGTTTTGTTTCCTTCTAGTACATTAAATAGATCAACAGGAATTTCATTACCTTTGTCTTTCCATTCCCGTATCACTACTGAGAGTTGAGAGTGGTGAACACTTTCTTTTTGAGAAGGTTCATAGCCACTCTCCCTCGCAAGGTTAGCATAAGCCATTGCCTTGGTATCTTCGTCTTGACCAAAGTTTACTGTGACTTCATTTTTCACAATATCCCCTAGGCCATTATCTCGAAGCCATTGTATTGCTTCTAGCTTTTTGTCTGCTTTAGCTGAAGCATAAAACCTTTTACCAACAGATAGTTCAGAACCATCTTTTAGTTTTAAAGTTTTTAAATTTTGTTTATTCATTATTTCAGGAATAACAAATTCACTAATATATTTTTCTTGTGATTTTAATTCTTTTAGTTTTATGTCTGTTGCGAGTATCTGTGCACCGACAGATTTAAATTGTTCTATCGCTTCTGATAATTCATTAACATCAACTTTATCAGTTTGATCTGGTGCATCTTGTCTTAAATTTATATTATCCATAATATTACCTTTCGTAAAATGTATATATAGGATAATTTTAGTTTGTCAACTAGGTTTGAAAAATATTTATTTCTATTGGATAATATGTTTTTTCCTGTCTGTCCCATTTCAACAATTTATATTTGCCGTTAGTCATATCAGAAACAATAGAACATGTCACTCCAATTATTGCAGGGTCACCTGATAATAATAAATAATCATTTGATGTAAAAGTTTTTAATTTATCTCTTATTTTAAAAATTAAAGGGCCGGGTGAAAAAATCATTTGCGCTTTTGCAGGAAGCATGACCGTAATATCGCCATATTTTTGTGCACCCATTACATTATATTTTGGTTGACCCGTTTCTCTATCTACAGGAATATCTTGAACTAAATATACTTTAGAATTATTCTTAGTTAGGTATTCAGTCATTTCTTTGTATTCTTTTAATTGCATTATTGACTTTTATTCTTTCATACATTATATAACAAACTAGAAAGAAAAAGCAAATTATGAACTATAAATTTAAAACTAAGCCCTACGGGCATCAATTAGATGCATTAAAATCGTCTTGGGATAAAGAAAATTTTGCGTACTTTATGGAAATGGGTACAGGTAAATCTAAAGTATTATTAGATAATGCAGCTATGTTATATGATAAAGGTGAGATAAATGCACTGTTATTAATTGCACCTAAAGGTGTATATAAAAATTGGTATGACTCTGAAATTCCTACACATTTACCAGATCATGTAGATAAAAAAATAGTCCTTTGGAAAACATCTGACAAATCTATTAAACAAATTAAAAATTTAAATACTTTGTTTGAACCCGGTTCTGATTTAAGAATTTTAATTATGAATGTAGAAGCTTTTTCATCTGGCGATGGACCAAAATTTGCACATAAATTTTTATCTGCACATCCTAAATCAATGATTGCTATAGATGAAGCAACAACAATTAAAACACATACTACAAACAGAACTAAAAACATTATAGCATTAAGAGAAATGGTTAAGTATAGAAGAATACTCACAGGTTCTCCTGTAACTAAATCACCCTTAGATTTATTTTCACAATGTCAATTTTTAGACCCGTGGTTATTAGGTCATGATTCTTTTTGGACATTTAAAGCAAGACATGCTGTAACTAAAAAAATACAAGTTAATGGTCGTCAAGTGGAAATAATTGTTGACTACAGAAATTTAGCAGAACTATCTGATAAAGTAGAAAAATTTTCTAAAAGAGTTTTAAAAGATGATTGTTTAGATTTACCAGAAAAAACTTTTGTCAAGCATTATGTTGAGCTTACAGATGAGCAAAAGAAATTATATAGACAAATGAAAAAAGAAGCAATAGCTTTTCTTGGTGGCAAGATGCAATCTTCAGCAACTGTCATGACACAATTAATGCGACTACATCAAATTACCTGTGGACATTTTACTGCTGATGATGATACAATACAAGATTTACCTTGTAGTCGTTTAAATGAATTAATGAACATTCTAGAAAATATAGAAGGTAAAACTATTATCTGGTCTCATTATACTCATGATGTAAAAAGAATTATATCAGAAATTAAAAAAGTATATGGAGATGATTCTGTTGTAGATTATTACGGTGCAACAGATACAGATGCTAGATCAAAAAATATTAAAAAATTTCAAACAAATGATAAATGTAGATTTTTTGTAGGCACTACCCATACAGGTGGTTATGGTATTACATTAACTGCTGGTAGTAATATGATTTATTATTCTAATGGTTATGACCTTGAAAAACGTCAACAGTCAGAAGCACGTATTGATCGTATAGGTCAAACTAAAAAAATGACATACATTGATATTATGGCTCAAGATACTATTGACGAAAGAATTGTAAAAGCACTTCGTAGTAAAGTTAATATTGCAAATGCAATTATGAAAGAAGATTATAAAGAATGGATATAGCGATTATAGTCCCCACTATAATCAATCCCGGCAGCTAAGTGCCTAACCTCCCAAAATAACTACAGTTTTTCAAATAAAATTACAATAATAGTAAACATACCAGCTACTAAAGCAGTCATTGCATAACGCATATGATTTTTAATTTCTTTTATATCGTTTTCTATTCCTGAAATTTTTTGGTGAGTTTGTTTTTGCATAATACGACAAAGTTTTTCGTGTGACTCTATTTTTTCCAATGCTAAATCTTTTTTGGGCATTATGCCAGTCCTCGTTGTCTTAATCTAATTTGTTTCTCTTCCTCAGATAATAAAGCATTTTCAGTTGCCGTCAATCCCTGATTCATGACGCCTGGTGCCTGAGCCATTGGTTGTGGTTGTACTACTTGGGGATTAGGCATTGGTTGTTGTGGTAATGCAGCAGGACCCAATGGATTTGTATCTATTAAATAGTCATTTAAATCAATACCGCCGCCGTAAGTTTCTGCTAAAGTTGGTGTATAAACCAGGCCACCTTCAGAAAATTCTTGTAATTCAATATTTTTTTCAAAAACACCACTTAATTGTAATCTATTCATGTCACGCGTCATAGCTCTAAGAGTAGGTAGCACTTGTTTAAATACATCAAACGTACCAAGATCTCTTGCTATTTCAGAAAATCTTTCTCTGATATCATCAGAAGGAAAATAAGATTCAAATCTTCCTCGTTCTAAATTAGTAAATGTTTTACTAGATAATTGTCTATCTCTAAATTCTCTTCTTAATCTTGGTGAAGACTCACCTAATATTTGTGCAGCATTTATATTTTTATGCATTTCTTTTTGTACATTAAATCTTGCTTTATTTGATTCATAGAATCTAGTTATTACATCGTTAGCGTCTATAGGACCCCCTCTAAGTAATCCAAAATAACCACCTGTAAATTCTCTCCTAGATTCCCTAATACCTCTTTGGTATTCTGCAATTTTAAAACCCATTGATTTTAATGGATTAACTTTAGTTGATCTAAATCCTGTTAATCCTGCTAATTCATTAGTAAGTTCTAATTGTTCTCCAGTTTTTGTAGGCGTTTTAGTGGCAGCTTGAAGTACTCTTCCATATTTTTGTAATGATGGATCAATTGCTTTTAACAAATGTCTCATTTTAATATACATTCTATCTCCAATAGGAGTTTGGTCTGTGTATAAAACTCTACCGTCTCTTGTTCTACCACCTCTACCAGGTAATAACGGATATAAACTTATATCTGCAGCAGCTTCAGTCCAAATAGATTCATCAATAAATGGTGAAGCAATTTCAGAAACTGCTTCTTCTGCTCCTCTTATAAAACCTTTTAAGATTGTATCTCCGTCATTAACACCTGATATAATTTCATTTGATAAAGTTCTAAAAGGTCTACTCATTAAATCATATGCATTAGAGTGACTAAAGTCCATGTACTCTAACTCTCCTGTATCAGAATTTCTGCTAGGTATTAAAGTAGAATTTTTTGACCAATCAGGAACAAACTGTCTTAATGCTTTTATTTCATCTTCTGTTACGTTGTACAAAGCTTTAGCACCTTCTACAAACATAGTTGGCACTGCACCTAATGTAAAAGCCATACCTGCTGCTCTAGTTGCTCCTATTCGATACATAGGGTTATCATTTTTAACTAAGAGTCCTGTTTCTTTTTCTAAAACATAAGGTGTCATATTACTTCCTATTGTAGCTTTAGAGTGTTTCATTTCTTTAACTGCTTGCTCACCTATATTAACTGTCGTTCTAATCATTTCAGACGGAAAAGACATAAAGTTACCAACCGGTAATAACCTTGCTGTTCTAACAAAGTCTCCAACATAAGAATAGTTAGGCACTGTATTTCTTACGATACTTGCTGCTTCTTGTTTTAATTCATCAACTGATTTTGTAATACCTGCTTTTTTATATGCATTGTTTCTTCTTTCTAGTTCAACAAAATAATTTGTAATTTTCCAAAAGTCATCTTCTGCAACATATTTACCTTGTAAATATTCTGGAATTTTTTTTAATTTTGACATCATCGGACTTAACATAGAATCTAAATCAGTTAGTTTGTCACCGAAGTTTACATCTCGTAAAAGATTTTTTAAGTCTCCTATTTGTGTTTGTGAGTTTACAATACCAAGTTCTAATAATTCTCTGTAAGCTTTTTCAAATGTAGGATCATCAAATCTTGTAGCTTTTAAATTACCTACACCAGATATGTTCCAACCTTTTCTAAAAGAATTACCAAGTAATTTTGGATCTAGTAGTCCTTCAAACAATATTCCGTTTGCGCCAGCAAAAGCACCTGCACTAATTAAATTACGTAAATGTGTTGGAATAGATAAAACTGTTTTAGCTAATTGAGCTGTTGCTTTTGGAAACAAAACTAAATTTCTATATAAAAAACTTGCACCTTTTTCTGCAATAGTTGCGCCTTCTTTACCTTTAACTGCAGCTGTAAAATATCCTTCAGTCAAACCATTAGCTCTTTTTAAAGCATCAGCGATATCTCTTGTAGTATATAAAGGTTCTAATGGGTTTTCTATATTACCTGCTTTAAATTGTGTCATACCACCTAGCTCATCACCTACTCTTACTATGTCTGCTTGTTGATTAGTAGCTTTCTTAGCTTCATCTGCACTTTTCCAAAAACTACCACGTTGACCTAATTTTTGTGCAGCTTCATTTGTTTCAAACATTTCCTTAAACATAGCACTAGTTCTTGCCATACCAGATAATTCTGTGATAGCATTAAATATTGAGTATCTTGGATCTGACATTTCACCTAATAGTTTTTTAATAACTGGTGGTGGAGCACCTGTTTTTTCTATAATATCTTTTACAAAAGCACCGCCGGGTTGATCATCTAAAGTTTTATTTAAATAATTTATATCAGGTAATCCTCGTGTTCTTTTCTTTGCTTTTATTCCGTCATCTAAAATTTTATCTACTATAAATTTAGCGTCTTCATAATATTGTAAACTGTTTTGATCGTAGGGTACGTCTTTATTATTATCTGCAATTTGTTTTCTAAAAAAATTTATTGCATTTTCCATAGATTCATCAGTTGGTCTATATCTACCAAACACACCTAAGACAGGATTAATTTCAAAAATTTTATATGTATTTTTTACAGTTGATTTTATTCTTTCCTTTAAAATATTTTTTAGTTCTGGAGCGTTTAAATTTCCTGTAGTTTCTAAAAGATTAGCAAAAGCTGTTCTTGAATCATCAATAGTTTTAACTATGTTAGATGCAGTTTCTTCATCTACTCCTTTTTTTCTTAGACTCTCAACAAATTTATCTACTTTTTTTGGATCAGATAATTTAGATATATCTCCATCTAAAATTAATTCATTTATTTCATTATAAAACTGTTCTTTTTCTTTTACATTTAAAGATCTATCTAATACTTTTTGCATTTGTGGAAATGCTCTTGATACACTTCTATCTAAATCTTTAACAAGTTCAGTTGCTCTATTTAAATCTGCTCCTCTAAAACCCTCCATAACCCTTTGTGATCCAAACACTGCTTTACTCAAACCACCTTCAGGTGTAAATGCGTCAGCAACTTTACTTAACCATCTTTCAACTCTTGAATTACTATAAGCTAAGTCTTTTCCTTTTGTAGCTAATGCTTTTGCTCCTTTACCTGCTCCTGCAACAAATGGTGTAACAAACAAAGCTTCACTACCAAACTTTATTCTATTCATTAATTTTCTTGTAGCATCTTCTCTACCGCCTTCTAATGAAAAGGTATCTAATTGTGTTGGCCCTCTATCAAATAAATCTCCAAAACTCCCAATCTCTTCTACGTCTGCAACAAAAGCTTCCCCTGCTGCACCGCCAATTGCTCCTGCAGCAAATCTTTTATAACCTAAAGTTTCATTTAATCTGTCAGCTTCTTGTTTTGATCTAACTAAATTTTTAGAACCAGAACTTATTGACTTTCCTGCTTTCTTTGCTCTAAAATATTTGTTAGCTAAAGAACTACCTAATTTAAAACCTTGTGTTCCAGGTACACCAATTGAAACTAAAGCTTCTGTAAGTTTACCTATACCTCTTTCAGCAGCAATTTCTTCAAAAGGATTAAGTGTATCAAAAAACTGTTCTACATCTGCAGCTGTATTAGTATCAAAACCTAAATCAATTAATTCTGCACCTAATGAAAATACTCCTTCAGGAACTTTTATTGCACCTGAAACTATACCTGCAAGCCCTGCAGTATACCAGGATCTAGAATTATTTTCTTCTGCTGGAAATAATGATTCAGCCATTTATAGACCTATGGTTGATCCGGTGTTAAACCAAAATCTGGTAAGGATCTGTCTATTTGTTCTCTTTCCTTTATGACAGGAAGTGGAATTTGCATTAATTCTTGAACAGTTTTTGCTTCATCAAATGAAGGAACACCATTTATTATTGTTATTCTTTTATAATTATTTTCAAATGGGTCATATACAATTTTATTTAATTTACCCAAAGATTGTAGTTTTGTTTTATTTGCATCTAATTCATCTCTATCTGATACATTGAAATCAAGAACACCACCATATCTTTTTGAACCTACCGCATTTAATACACTATCAGATTCATTAAGTACAAAATTAGCTGCTCTTTCAGTAACATTAGAAGGAAGACCTAAATCAGCAAATCTTTTAAATTCAGTTTCAAATTTTAAAGCTTCAATTGGATCCATTTTTTGAGTTCTTCCTGCAGCAGAAATTTCTTTACCGAGAAGATCACCTGCTAATCCTATAGAAGCACTTTCAATACCTTCATCATATTTTCTTTTTGCAGCTCGTTCTTTACCTATTTTTTCAAAAAATTTAGGTGTGTTTCTTCCAGCAGCTCCAGCTACGTTTCTTAATAAATTTTGTGAATCAGCTCTACCCATTAAATCTAAACCTGTTTGTATTGCAAGTTGATAAACAGGATCTTGAAATCCTGTTGGTTTTTCATATTCTGGAAAAACATCTTTCATAACTGGTCTAACTTCTTCAACTAATTCTTTAAATCTTGTCCCGTTAGAATAGTTTTCTCTGTCTTCAATACCAGACATAATTCCATTCATGTTAGTAGAACCACCTCTAAACATTGGTCTTCTAAATACTTTACTCATTAAGCTTTAAAACCCCCCATTGCTCCATAGATTCCTGCAAGTGTTGTTCCTGCACCAATTGCAGTTTGAGCCATTCCTGGTACCGGAGTCTGGCCAACTGTTTGACTACCAGGATATCCAGATATTAAACCCATGATGCCTGAACCATATGCTTGTGCAGTAGTTAATGGTTGATAAAAATTTTGTGTTCCAAGTTGTTGTTGTGCTGTTAGTTCTGCTTGTCTTTGAGATTGACCAAGCCCTCCTAAAGTTGTTAAAGCAGAAATTTCTTGTCCTGCTAGTTGAGGAGAAGTTCTTGCTAAATTCATTTTTTGACCAAAAGCTTGGTTCGCTAAATTTTGTGCTTGAGTAAAACCAGTTTGTCTTAAATTTGCAGCTAAAGATGCTCTGTTTCTATCTGACTCAGAACCATAAACTGCTTTTTGTACACCCTCTCTACCACCACCAAATGCTCCTGCAGAAATTGCTCTTGTAGCTAAACCCGGTATACCTTTTGCTGCTTGAGCATCAAAATCTGCTAACGAAGTTTTAATAACTTCATCTTGATATGGCGACATGAATGCTTTATATGCATTAGGATCCGTTAATTTATTTGCATCTTTTAAGAAAGGTTGAAAAGATCCTAGACCACCTACTTTACCCATTGCTAGTTGAGTTAGTGGATCCATTCCAGCAACAAATTGTGGACCTAATATCTTAGAAAGATCTCCACCTTTTACTCCACCAATTGCTTTTCGTAACTCTTCTAAATAAAGTTTTGCTTCTGATTCTATAAACTCTGGTGGTTGTGTTATCTGTTTGATTGTTTCTACTGCCATTAGACTAATCCTCCTCCTTCTAATTTTTTCATCATATCGTACATACGTTGTGCACCTTTGTTGACGTCACCGTCTCCCATTCCTTTTACAGCATCTGCTGTCATTACAAATTCATTGTTTGATACCATTGCAGGTATATCATCTGCCTTTTCTTTTACACCAACTGGAGGAATAAATCCACCTGTTTCTCGTAAATCTAGCTCTGTTATTCCCGCTGGATTTTTGTTTAAAGGTATACCCTCTATTAAAGAAGCTGCCATAGCGTTTTGTTCACCTCTATTTTCTTCACTGCCCATAGCATAACCCATTCTACCACCAAAAGCTGCCATATTTCTTTGACTATCTTTTGTTTTAACCATTTCGTCTATCATCATTTCTATTTGAATAATTTCTTCGTCACTTAATTCACTTAAAGGTTTACCAAATTGTTTCATAGCTATTGCTTCCATAACTTGATTTCTTTCATCCATTGCATCTGGCGCTGATGCCATTATACCCATTTCAGAAGTGCCTTGATTATAACCCATTCT